GGATGTCCCTGTGCCAAAAGCGATATTCCCCCAAGTGCCTTGCGTATCGGGGTTTGCTGTAATGTAAATGTACTTTGATTGCCCAGCCGAAATAGTGATAATTGTGTTGGTTCCGGCATAATCCTTGACCGTGAACGTGTTGCTCCCGGTGTTGCGGATCAGCGCATCCTGACCAACAGAGGCTTGATTCGCTGGCGGCATCCACAACTCAAGGCCGGACGAAGATGCCGACACATCCATGATCCGCGCCGCGTAATCATCCGTGGCGTTTCCATTGATGGGCCAGTTAAGTTGTGTATTGGCGGTAAGCGTGATCGACCGATACGAAACATCAGTCGGCTGGATCACTTGTCCCGTGAATGGCGAGTTGTAACTCATAATTAGGAATCCACCACATTAGATTGTCGATCGGCGTTGCGAATGACATCTTCAGTCTTCAACGTATTGATGATCAGATCAAACTGCTGCTGCCACATCGCCATACGGTCATCATTCTTGAGGTAAGGCATGGCTTGCAACAGGGAGCCATAGAGCAAGGCTTGAGGGGCGTAGATCGTGAACCAGTTGGTCTGGTTGGACGAATCCAAGGGCTGCACCCGTTCGTAGTACAACACCTCAAAATCATAAGCCGCAGCAGGGCTAGGGGCCACCAGCCAGTGGGTGTAGTCATAGTCCGCATAAAACTCAGGGACGCCGGTAGCAGTAGGGTCTGGCGCGTACTCTCTCAGGTATTCATACTTCCTGAGAAAAACAGGGTTTTTTTGTCCATTTACCGTGACGTTCATGGAAACGGTTTTGTGCCACCGAGCAGGTTTGTCGATGATCGGCTGGCCGGTAACCATGTTGCTGGTGTTGACCGTCAGGTTCCCAAGAAACTTGATCTGCGAGGCAATAACCTGCTCCGCAAGCATGATGAATCGAGGGATTTGGGCAAGCGTCTGGTCGTCACTGCGCTCCAGATATTGCTGAATATCTGTTACCAGCGAGTCATACGTCATTACGGCGGCGGTAGTCACAACTGCCTCCTATTTGATGGCGTTTTGAAGCAATTTATCTACCATTTTAACCCTCTTTTATCATTAAAAACATCAGGATAAGTACATTGCCCGCTCATCATTCCTTCGATTTACCAGTCCCCTGAGAATTTTCCCCCCGGCCTTGGTATAAAGTAAGAAAGAATCAGCAGCGCCATCGAAATCACCCCGGTTATGCTTCATTCGGATACTGCTGCGCTGCAATGTGCCTAACCCAAAATTAAAGGAAATAGATACGAGCGCATCAAAGCGAGGCTGAGTAAGACCAGCAGGACAAAATCGAGCGACCCCTGCCTCAAAACGCGCCAAGTCTTTTGCAAGAATCTCATCAACTTCCTTTAGCGTAAACGTCTTGTTCCATTCGGGCGGTAGAGACTTGCCATCCCCAATCAGATGCCCAACTCCTACCGTCCAAAGGCCAATAGCATCTTGATAAGGCTTGAATCTCACCCCCTCATGGTGGCGAATCATCTCAATAGCCTTCTTGCTGACCTTCATTTATTGCCGAAAGCCCTAGTGCCAAAATGAAAACTCACTACGGAAGCCCAAATAATCTGGGTTTCGTTGTCCCACAGTTTATCAAGGGCAATCTCAAATGAAACGCCTATCTTCCAAGCGTAGCAGAAGCCAAAAATCTCAACAAAAGCGAACAGAAAGAACAATCCATAGGTTATGGCTGGACGCACCATTGCTCGAGCATTCACAACCCACTGACTAGCCCCTTGGCCGATCGCTATATCGTGCGCGTAAAGGGCTTCACGTTCAGTTACTGCGGTAGTCATCTGTACTTGCTCAGTCTGGATGTGGGCAATCCTTTCCTCAGACTCCAGATTGGCCTTCTTGAGCGTCAATTCGCGCTCAATCTGCATCTGGGCTAGGGCAAGTTCATGTTTCTTGTCTGCGCGATCTTGGAAGAACTCAAGCAGTTTAGGAACACCGCCTGATAGGAACGATACAACCGTGGTGAGTAGGGTAAACATTACTTTTTCTGCCTTTCTTCCATCAGTTTGACGCGCACCTGAAGATCGTGAATGTCTTTATATAACTCTTCTTTCAGCTTATGCCTTGCATCAGCAGAAATAGGCGAGTCAGTAGGCACGCCGGAAGGCGTAATCAATGCCGGCATAGAACCTTCAATCTTGGTAAGGCGGGTGGAAAACTCTCCCACCTGACCTAAAAGCCAAGCCAGCGCCGCTACTACAATTGGAACAACGGCTTTAAGAACGTCTTGCCAATTCATTTCACCACCATGTGGATAAGCAGCATGATCAACGCACCAGCAACGCCAATCAGGATTTGCTCTATCCGCTTCAATCGAGCATTCACGCCGCGCATTTCTTGCTCAATGCTCTTGTAGCGAACCTCGCACACATCAATGTGAGCGTTGATCTTTGAGTCAACAAGAGCGATATCGGTTTCTATTTGGCCCATGATTAAGTGGTTTGATAAGTTATAACAATGATGCCTTGACCACCAGCGGCACCAAGCCTACCCGCACCTGATGTGGCTAAAGCCGAACCACCTGCACCACCACCATATAAAGCGCCAGCAATACCATCACTGCCAGATATTGATACGCCACTTTGCCCATTTCCCCCAGAACCGCCTGCTGCACCGGCTGTTGCGCCATTAGAAGTTTGCACATAATCAACGTACATACTTCCAGCACTGCCGGGAAAAGTTGTTCCGTTATAACCGCCGCCGCCACCGCCGCCATTTGCGGCTGTTCCAGCCGCAGCAGAACTTGTTCCCCCAGAAGCGCCGCCGCTACCTAAATGATTATTGCCGCCAGCACCACCAACTGCGGATGTTCCACCACCGCCAGTAGACCCACCACCAGCACCGCCACCACCAGCACCTCTAATAGCGGCAATGCCAACTCTAGTACCTCCAACACCGCCATTGCCATGCAAACTTGCTGCGCCACCCCCACCACCGGGGCCGCTATTACCGCTTACATCATAACCAGCGCCGCCATTACCGCCTGAGTATTTGACAGTACCAATCCCAGAAGCGGCGGCGCCCCCAGTTCCACCTGTCGGACGACCGCCACCACCGCCACCTTTTGCTCCAACAGATGAGGCCGCTAAAGATGCCCCATTAAACCAAGTATCGCCCCCAGTACCGCCATCAGCATTGAATCCACCAGCAGTTCCACCCGCGCCAATCGCATATGTTATTGATGCGCCGGGAGTAAGAGATAAACTTGTAATTGCTGAATAAGCACCGCCACCGCCACCGCCAAGAGAAAAACCACTACTTACCCCAACGCCGCCACCACCACCAATACATTCAATCGATACAGTTGAAGCGTAATTGGTTGGGACAGTCCATGAAGTCCCAGATGTCAAAAAGACCACAACTCTGGGGCCACCGGAAGATAGCAACGTTGCATTAAGAGCGCCCGGTACTAGCATTACTTGATGTCCTTCACAGCAGAGATCAGGATGCTAGTAGAGGAGATGACGTAATAGGTAAGCATATCGACAGCGTTTGCAGTGGTAGTCAGTACAGGGGCCGTACCACCGGCAAACTTGTAGTTGGCGCCATATGTAAGAGCGCGGCTTCCCGTAGCGTCTTGCGTTACCGTAATAACGCCGCTTTGTCCTGCAACTGCATTAGTTGGATTTGCCAACGCTCGAGTTGCACCAACACCGGATGTGGTCAACAGGGAGAAGTTATTGCTCAAGGCCAAGTTGACTGCAACAGATGCTGCATCAGTCAATGCCGTGACTGCGCCTTGTTGACCGGCAGTGAATGTCTGTGATGCGTTCAGCTTTGCATAGTTTGCCGTCGATACCCAATTCGTACCATCAGATGCCAGAACATTACCTGATGCCCCGGCAGAGGTGACGCCTGTGCCGCCATTGGCGATCGGCAATGTTCCTGTGACTCCAGTCGTTAATGGAAGCCCGGTAGCATTCGTCAGCGTGACTGAGGTGGGAGTCCCAAGAACAGGTGTTACAAGTGTTGGGCTGGTCGATAGAACATTACTGCCAGATCCGGTGCTAGTCGTTACTCCAGTGCCACCATTGGCAACAGGCAACGTCCCGGTCACCCCCGTGGTCAACGGAAGTCCGGTGGCATTGGTAAGAGTTGCCGAAGTGGGCGTTCCAAGAATGGGAGTTACAAGCGTAGGGCTAGTGGAAAGTACGTTACTTCCCGACCCCGTGCTAGTTGTTACCCCCGTACCTCCTTGAAGCACAGATAGGGCAGTCGTAAGCCCCGAGAGAGAGGTAATGTCGGAGTTTGCGCCAGATGCCGCAGCACTGAGAGAAGTACGCGCACCGGCAGCAGTGGTGCTGTTAGTGCCGCCATTAGCCACCGGAAGCGTTCCGGTAACACCTGTGGTCAACGGAAGTCCCGTAGCATTGGTAAGCGTTACTGAGGTAGGCGTACCAAGAATTGGGGTTACTAACGTTGGACTAGTAGCAAGTACGTTATTGCCTGTTCCGGTGCTTGTCGTCCATTGCGGAGCCGTTCCAGACGATGTCAGAACCGCATTTGCCGCGCCGATCGCCAACTTGGTAAACGTTGTTCCCGTTGCGTAATAGTTAAGATCGCCCGCAGTATAGGAAGAAAGCCCAGTCCCCCCTGATGACGTATTGAGGGTGCCAGCAAGCGTCACTACGCCAGTCGTAGCGGTGCTTGGCGTCAATCCCCCCAATGAGGTCTGGAAAGATGCCACGTTCGTCGTCGCGGCATTACTCGCCAGCAGCTTTACCGTGCCGGTGTTGTCCTTGTAGTACAGCTTCCCATCCGTAATGTTGATGGCAAGTTCACCATTGTTCAGGTTGCCGGTAGTCGGCGTTGCCGCTGCCGTGGTGGTGTAATACAGGGATATTGGGGTATAGCCAGTCTGGGCCATGATGATTCCTTAGATATCAGTCGCGCCTTCAAACTCAGGACGCTGCTTGATGATTGCATACAGCGCAGCACGATCAGCACCAGCGACGTAGTCCGTTCCGGCGATTTGAACCTTACCGGCAGACAGGGGTTGCTTACCGGCATCCCGCGCCTCTTTCGATGCGTAGCCGTAGAAGGTAACTTCCGTACCCTTGCCTTTGAAGTCCTCTTGTACGGCCCCTATGTTCCAGTAGGTCGCCGGAATGCCGAAATCAGTATCGACAGATTTGAGAAGCGCCATTGTTTTTTCCTTTATGTAGATACAAGCATTTTGTAGGTTGTGCCGTCAGCGGCTTTGATGTTGATGTACCCCGTGGCTGTAGTTATGCCAGCGGTGTAGGTGCCGAATCTTACCAACCCTGTACCTTTTGGGGTGAGAGATAGGTCGATGTTGGTGTCGGTTCCTGCTACAGAAAATACTGGTGCAGCACCTGCGGCTGAACCTGTTACTTGAAGATAATTTACGGCTGACGCGGTGTTATTGATTCTAAATTGCTCGTTAGAATTTGCGCCATTCGTAGAGAACCGAATGTTTCCAGTCCCCTTGGCTTGGAAATAAAAACCGGGGTTTGCATCAGAACCTTGAGCCGAAATGGTTGGGTAACCTGTAGTCACCGCACCCGTCACCTGTACATAGTTAACAGCGGATGCGGTGTGGGCTATTTGCATCTGAGTGGTGCCGCCACTGTTGGTTCCAATAGCGACACTGCCAGTACCAGCAGACGCGAGATTCAAAGTTGTATTAGCATCGCTACCACCAACGTAAACAATTGGGCCAGCGCCAGCGGCACGGCCTCTAAGACGAACATAGTTAACAGCCGTGCCGCCAGAATAAGTATCATCAATCCGAGCCTGTTCACCACCCGGCGTGTAAAACGACATCGTGGTGCCAAGACTACGAACAACCGTACCACTACCCACCGTAGCATAAGCCGCAGCCGTACCACTGCTAAAAGTTATCGTAGGCTGCTCTACATAGCCGGAACCGGCAGCGGTGATGGTGAACCCACCAGAACGCACACCCCATGCCCCAGTTAACGTAAGCCCCGTCCCTGTACCACCAGTTGTTGATATAGGGTTTGATGGCAGTACGGTATAAACGCCTGCATTTGATAAAGTAATCCCTGTGACAACACCACCAGACACTGCCGAAACCGTTACCAAAGCCGTTGTTGTAGATGTGCCACCGGATAGTGTGATTACATCGTTAAGCGTATAACCAGTGCCCCCAGATGCAACTGAGGATGCTGACAATAATTGCATTGTCACAGTGCCTGTTGCTTGAACGCCACCCGAAGTGGTGGGAGCAGAAATGGTAAACGTCGGCGTGGTTGTATATGAACCCGCAGTAGTCCCAGTAATCGCCGTTACCGTACCACCGTTACTAATATTCACACCACTTGAACCAGCTGCTAGGTCAATCGCGCCTGTGCCCTTGGGTTGGAACGCCATGCTGATGTTTGAATCAGAGCCGAGGGTCTGAAACTGCACCGCCTTGGTTGCCGCACCGCCTGTGATCTGCGCGTAGTTGACCGAGCCGCCGCCGCCAATCAGCGTAGTAAACGTACCCGCAGCAGGTGCAGTGCCTCCAATCGCGGGAGGAGATGCTAGGTAAGTGCTAAATCCAGTACCCGATACGGTTCCAGAGGCTGATAAAGCGGTAAAATTACCGGTATTCGGAGTGGTTGCCCCTACCGTACCGTTGATGTTGATCGACGCGGTTCCGGTAAGGTTGGTCACCACCCCACTAGCCGGCGTCCCCAGATTAGGCGTGACAAGCGTAGGACTATCGGAAAGAACAACACTTCCAGTACCCGTGCTGGTGGTTACGCCCGTGCCGCCTTGAGCTACTGATAACGCGGTAGTCAATCCAGACAATGACGTAATGTCCGAATTTGCTCCAGAAGCAGCGGCACCAAGCGAGGTTCTAGCCGCCGATGCTGTGGTGGCTCCAGTACCTCCTTGAGCCACTGATAACGCCGTGGTGAGGCCGGATAGCGAAGTAATGTCCGAATTGGCACCGGAAGCCGCAGCCCCAAGCGAGGTTCTAGCGCCAGATGCGGTTGTTGCGTTTGTACCGCCATTTGCTACTGCAAGCGTTCCTGCAAGCGTTACAGCGCCCGTAGTCGCAGTCGATGGGGTAAGCCCCGTAGTACCCGCAGAAAAGGACGACACGCCCGCAGGGATGGACGAAGATGCCCATGTCGTTCCGTCAGAAGTCAGGACGTTTCCGCTTGCTCCCGGCGCGATCGTCTGTAGGGCTGATGTCCCATTCCCCAACAGTACATTGTTTGCCGTGAGAGATGTGGAGCCGGTTCCCCCATTGCTTACAGGCAGCGTCCCGGTAACGCCGGTAGAGAGGGGAAGCCCTGTAGCATTGGTTAATACTATTACTGACGGTGTATCAAGATTGGGCGTTACAAGCGTTGGGCTTGTGGACAGGACGTTGCTGCCGGATCCCGTGCTGGTGGTTACGCCCGTGCCGCCATTTGCTACCGGCAGCGTACCCGTCACACCAGTCGTCAACGGCAGTCCGGTTGCGTTGTCTAGCGTTATGGCAGGGCCGGTAGCGAGGACAAGATTGCCCGTCCCGGTGCTTGTGGTCGTTCCAGTACCGCCATTCGACACGGACAGCACGCCTGAAAGAACAATCGCGCCAGTAGTTGCGACGTTAGGCGTAAGGCCCGTTGTCCCCGCCGAGAACGACAGCACATTAGCCGAAGCCGGCGGCGAAGATACCCAAGTTGATCCGGTAGATGTCAGGACATTTCCTACGGTGCCGGGTGCCGCAAGACCCGTCCCACCATTGGATGCAGACAGAATTCCCGTAACACCTGTAGTCAGGGGCAAACCTGTGGCATTGGTCAGGGTAATGAACGTCGGTACGCCCAGATTCGGGGTGACAAGCGTAGGGCTGTTGGACAGGACGACATTCGTTGTCCCGGTACTAGTCGTTACACCAGTACCCCCGTTCGCTACAGCAAGCGTTCCACCAAGCGTAATTGCCCCTGACGTTGCGGAAGAAGGCGTAAGGCCAGTCGATCCACCGCTAAAAGTAATGACGCCAGAACCAATCCCAAGAAAAAATGACTTCCAAGAACCCGCGCTATATCCATCGTATGTCCCGGTATCGGAGTTGAATCGAATCTGCCCGTTAGTCCCTACCGGCTGCTGGGCAGTCGTACCAACAGGGATAACCATCCCCGCATTGCCCGGAATAGCTGGATCGCTAGACAAACTAATCGTCGGAGATCCGCTAATGCCAGACCCATTGGCAACCGATATCTGGCCTGACGTACCCAAGATGAGCGTCTGACCGATCGACCCGCCGCTAGACAAGGTAAGCAAACCATTGCCAGATGCATTAGCAAGGCTCAGAGCATTACCGGATAGCGAGATGGTAGGGTTACCCGCCTGACCATCCCCATTGCTCACAGACAGTCCAGAACCGCTTACAGTGATATTTCTGGATGTGACGGTAGATGCGCCCGTCTTTACGATAAAACCCGTTCCTGCGGCCTCTAAAGAACCGGAAGCGCCATTCAATGAGATGGTGTAGGTCGATAGCGCCCCGCCATCAGTCAGACCCAATCCTGTCCCGGTAGACAGGTATCGGCTATTGGGGAGCGTAGGCTCCTGATTTATCGTGATGAACGTCTGCTGCTGTGCGGGAGATCCGGCGATTGCGGCAGTCGTTGTCCTGACCGTAATGCCCTCTTGGACAATTGGTACGGTTTCGGTGCCGGTAATAGGGCCGGCAGCCGGTAGATCGGTGATTTTGATATTAGCCATTAGTCTGCGGATGGCGTTACGCGCAAGCCATCAAGATTACCGTCGTTTTGGACAATCCCGCCGCTGGTATCGGTGGAGATAACCGCACCACCGTACCCGCCCGTGATCAAGTTGTTTGGATCAGTAGCAACACTGACATCCGGTCGAGGAAACCGGATGGTAATCCTCTCGGTTTTCCTTGCCGGAAGCCTGTAAGGGTCTTTTTCGTCGGCACAATTCTGCCCACAGACCTGCAAACCGGGAAAATTAGGGTCGTTTCGCATCTCTGCGTGCGGCCTTTTCATCCGACAGCGATCACAGATTGCAATCGCAATGTCGGAATAGCCCCTAGTATCAAGAAAACGCGGCATTAAGTCCACCTACATTCGGTGATGTAAGCGTACCTCGCGCTAGGTTTACCCTTGTTATATGCCCAATGCTTCAAAGTTGCTTCAGGAATACCAACAATATTAGATGCAATTTTAGAACTTTCGTACTGCATTCCGTTAACAACAATAGGGCAAATTTGACCGAGCGCTATTCGAGTTAACCTGCGAGATTCCATGCGCTTTGCAATGTGGTTAAGCGCATGTTTCTTTCCTTTTTGCGCCGCAGATAGTTTTGCGCGAGTTGTTTCAGAAATAGGCATACCAGCAGTTGCCGGGATTCTGCCAATCATCCAAGGCGTTTCCCGCGGTTTACCCTTCAACGGGCTAATGTAATTTTCGCCACGAAACTTGGCGACGGGAGGTTTGCCACCACCAACTACAAGGTTCCATCCAACTTTATTTGTTGAACGCAACTTTCGCTCAAGGTCATAGCAATATTCTTCTTTGGCAATTACAAGAACTGTCTTGACCAAGTTATCCCAGCCATATTTAGAAATGGCATTGGCAAATCTTGGATTTACATGACATCCTTTGCGATACGCCCAATTATGTCCGTATTTCCAACGATTTTGAGCGTTTTTAGAAACGCCAATATATCCCTCGGATGTCATGTCAGAGTGATGCGGCGCACGAATCCAATATACCTCCGCTATCATTTTGTGTAGCATCCTATTGAGGGCGCGAAATAGATCGGAGACTTGTCACGCTCCTCTTGTTCCGCATCATAGAGGTACTGTTTTGCTTGAGCCTCAAGGTAGGTAATGCGGTCTAGAGGCACACTAGGCAATTCGAGGCTCATTTGATGAGCCAGCATTGACTGAATCGCCAGATACCACCGTTGCGGGATTTCCAATTCGTTCTGAAGCGCACCCACATCCTCAATCTGCCTCGAGTACCACACCGTCATCTGTACAAACGGGTCAGATGGGACAGGCCACAGATAAATACTAGGTTGGGGAATCGTCCTGTCAAACCAGAACTGGAACGGCTGATTGGCCGTGAAGTTCTTGTTGGGCAGATTGGTGTAATCATCACGATTCAATCGAGCCATCGTGATTTCGGTGCTGTTGTTGCCGACAAAAAACTCACGCAAAGCAAGCGTAGTGCCGTTATAAGCACGCATCCGGTAATACTGACAGGTTTGCCCCGGATCAATGTCGTACCAAAGCCATTGATTGTCCGTTACCGTGACCGTTCCAACGTCATTGAGCGTGTTCCAAGTAGCGCCATCGCTTGAGTATTCCAATGCAAACGACCAGCTTGCACTTCCAATGTTGGCTACATACGGCAGGATGCCAATCGAACCCGCATAAATAGGGTTATATTGACCGTAATTGACACCCATCGTCGCATTGGCTGATGTCTGCTGGCACCAAGTTGTAGTGGCGCTATCAAAAGCGTTTGCAGTAACGCCGCCACCCGTGTTGATGTATCCACCCGTTGAATTGACGCTAGGACGGTTCAGGCGGCGATACAGAGCGTTCAGGACATCAATAGACCCAACAGGCAGGTTGTAGATGTATTGATTGGCGTTCATACCAATCACCTTCTTGTCGATCGCCCAATACTGGATGCCTCGATTGGCAAGATTGGACAGCAGGAAATAGAGACTCTCCCTTGCGGAAAGAACCTGCTCTGACGTTAACTCTTCAGCAAACTTGCCACAGCGCCTAGCACCATGATCAATCAGCTTTTGGACATTGATTACCGTCTGACCGACAGTCCCTGATGTAGACATTTATTCATTCCTCTCACCAACCCGGACACGCCCAACGCTTCAGTGAAGCCTTTGCCCTCGGTGCGTCGCCTGATGCGTGCTTAACGACCCCCGACATCCGGGCACAGAATGAATCTTTGCGAGAGCCGCCTTGCGGCTGTGGAGCCTTTAGATGGCTTCCAGTCTCACGATTATATTTCTCTCTGCCCTTTTGCGTAAGTCCTGCACCACGCGATACTGGCAGTTTTTCGCCCCGACCAATAGCAAGAGAAACGCCACCCTCTTTCATCTTTGCGGTCTTGGCAGATTCCCTGAAAGCCTCTGCCGTTGGAGCGCCTACGGATCCGGGCTTACGCATCTTTTCACCAGAGCCTTGCGCAATGCGCTCCTGCTTTGCATGAATGTTTGCGTACAGCCCGCCCTTGGCAAACTTCTTCCCCTTGTCGGCGGCAGAAAAATCCTGCCCAACACTCTGAGGGATGCCTACCTTCTTGGCAAAAGCGGGGCTATGCGCCACCGCCGCCATCAGATTGTGTTGGGCCTTGGATTTGCTTGGCATGTTAGGTCGTCGGATTGACGTAGTGCTTTACCATTTCCAAGACAACCGTATAAGTGTCGCCGGCTGAAGCGTCCAAAGTGGTAAACGTAATCGCGCCATCTTTGCCCGTTCCGGCGTTATTCACCAGACCACCAATTGCAGAATAATCTTGGGTGTAAGAGTTGTTCTGCGGAATTGTTTCAATAATGACCGGGGTAGAAGCCTTCCACTTCATTTGGACTTCCATGCCATGCGTCAAGCCGGTAACTTTCGTAATGGTCACGGCATCACAAGCGCCGCCAGCAGCAGACGGGGCCAAAGAAGAAGGATTTACTTTTACTACATTGGTTTCACCCGTGCCGTCACTGGCATTGGTGAACTTCATAATAGCAACGCGCTCACCATCCAAGAGGGTTTGTGATGCAACAGCATCAGCCATAATTTCTCTCCAGATAAAAGACAGGGGCCGAAGCCCCCGTCCTATTTAACACGCCTTACCACCAGCACGCCGTTTTTGCGGCACCAAGGTTGTAGATTTCTCAGTCTTGGTAACCGCGCCGGGAGCGCCACGCACCTTGTTGACAAGTTCCATCGCTTTTGTCGGAAGTTCTTGCAATCCCTTGAACCAGTTCATCGGGTTCATGGCCGCAGCATCAGCCTCGTTTTCGGCTTTTTCATTTGCCTTCCAACGCGCATAAGCATCCGACTCAACATTGCCACCGCCAGCATACCCACCTTGCCGCATTGGAGTAGGCATTTGCGGCGGCATTTGCTGGTTGCCAAAACCCTGCGGCGGCTGATAAGTGTCAGCAGAAGGCATGGGCATTGCTGGCCCCGGCATTGCCGATTGATTAGGATTTACAGGCGTAAACCCTTGCGGTGGCTGGGCAGGATTGAATGCCGGAAGAGTCACAGGCGCATTTGCAGAACCCATCCTGCGCATAAACTCTTGCAGCATATCGCGCCCCTGTTGCGGCATCGCTTGCGAACTATACGGCTCCATCCCCAAGCGATTATCACGAGCCTGACGCGGCATTCCGCGACGCATTCCCATGCGCCCATCCGTGCCAGTCGTGCCGCGACCATCAACGCCACGCGGACGCATCATCTGCGGATCCTGTTGCGTTTCAGTCTCAATCTCGCCGCCTTCCGCATACTTCTTGACCCGCCCACCCTTCTTGAACGTACCGGAAAGCTGGTTGATCGCTACGGGAGGCGTCGGCTTCTTGCGGCCTTGCGGCATCGCCACGGGTTTGCCTGTGTTAACAACCCCCCCCGTGGCGAAGGCTTTTTTTGCGGCACCGCCCTTCTTGTAGCCGCCAGCATTAGCCTTCTTGACACCGCCAGTAACGGTATCGACCTTGCCCGGAGGCGTGCCGGTAACATTACCGTCTACATAGCTG